AACCGCGCGCCCCACCGTGCGCGTGCTCGGACAGGTTTTTCGGTTTTGGAGGAGGCTAAATGGGCGTGAACTGGCGTAGCCGGATCATCGGTCACGGCGAAGAGGCACCCGATCAACTTCTGGCGAATCCCGCCAACTGGCGTATTCATCCAAAGGCGCAGCAGGATGCGCTCGCGGGCGTGCTCGGCGAAATCGGCTGGGTGCAATCGGTCATCGTCAATAAGCGCACGGGGCATCTGGTGGACGGCCACCTTCGCGTCAGTCTCGCTTTGCGCGACGATGCTAAGACTATCCCTGTCGTCTATGTAGACCTATCGCCAGATGAAGAGGCGCTCGTGTTGGCTACGATTGACCCGCTGGCAGCGATGGCCGTGACCGATGGAGCGGAGTTGTCTGAACTATTGACGGTTGCTGGCACTAATAATCCTGATGTCCAGTCATTGCTTGAATCATTGAGCGTCCAGGCAACGAAGGCGCTAGGCAAGTTGGAATCATCCGATCAAGAAGTCCCGCCTCCACCAGCGAGACCACGATCAAAGTCGGGCGATGTATGGCTGCTCGGGCGTCATCGGCTCCTGGTTGGCGATGCGACAATCGCCGACGATTGGAAGCGCTTAATGAATGGCCAATCGTTTGATTTGATGTGGACTGATCCGCCATACGGTGTTGAATACGAAGGCGGAACCGAAGACCGTCTGACAATCCAAAACGATGGATTGGCGACACTTGAACAGTTGTTGACCAGCGCATTTGAGCAGGCCGATAAATGTGGAAAGCCAGGCGCGGCTGTTTATGTTGCCCATCCGCCAGGGCCAAATAGCGCATACTTTGAGGTGGCGTTTTTGGCGCAAGGTTGGCGCTGGCACGAGCGCCTGATCTGGGTTAAGGACAGCCTTGTTCTTGGCCACAGCGATTATCATTTGCGACACGAGCCGATTCTTTTTGGATATACCAAAGGCGGCGGTCGTCGCGGTCGTGGTGGGGCTGGATGGTATGGCGGCAATGCAGAAACCTCTGTGCTTGAGTTTGACCGACCAAAATCAAACCGCGAGCACCCGACAATGAAGCCAATCCCGCTAGTTGCGTATTGCATCCAAAACAGCGCGCCAATAAACGGCATCGTGGCTGACCCGTTTGCTGGATCTGGCACAACGCTGTTGGCGGCTGAGCAAACAGGAAGAATCGGATACGGTATTGAGATTGATCCAAAGTATGCCGATGTCATCTGTCGGAGATTTGAGACAATGACTGGAACAAAGCCAATACTAGAATCCACAAAGGTTGAGACCTCGTTTCTTGACCAATCGGCGAGATGATCGTGGGTGCCAGAGGGCCTGCGCCCATCCCCAATCGCCTACGGCTTTTGCGAGGCGAGACGCGACCATCACGAGTCAACTACGACGAACCGATTCCTGTTGCCCTCAACCTTCAGGTACCCAGCGACCTATCCTCCGAAGCGCGTGAGGTCTGGGTTGCCGTGGTGCAAGCGGTTCACCACACGGGAGTGCTAACATCTGCCGATGTAGACACGCTGCGGCTTTACTGTGAGGCAGTCGCCCGCTATCGGTCTGCTGAAGATATGCTGGTCAAGACTGGCCCGCTTATCAAAGGTCGGAATGGCGAGTTCGTAAAGAACCCGCTGCACCAGATTGTGCGAGACAACGCGCTTCTAATGCGCTCCCTCGCTAGGGAACTAGGCCTCACACCAGCCGCAAGAAGCGGATTGAGAGGAGACCTGGATGCCCAAGCGAACTCGGCTGGCGCAAAACTTGACGCCCTCATATCGGCGTCCCGCCGCGCTAAATAGCCAGGGGCCACAGGTCGCAGCGTTCATTGAAAACTTTTGTCGGCTGACAAAGGGCGATGATGCTGGCAAGCAGATTACGCTAAGGCCCTGGCAAACGGCACTCATCAACGATCTTTATGCGCTTAACTCCAACGGGCTTCGCAAACACCGACGCGCACTGATTGGCCTGCCTCGCAAGAATGGCAAATCTCTTCTTGGTGCTGGCATCGCCCTGTTCGGGCTTGTTGTTGATGAAGTCGGATCTGAGGTTTACGCTGTCGCAGGTGATCGGGCGCAGGCGCGGATCGTCTTCCGAGAGGCCGCTCGGATGGTAGAACTAGACCCGATCCTGAGCCAGCGCCTTCGCGTGATGCGCGATGTGATTGAGATGCCGTCCACCGGCTCCGTCTTCCGCGTCCTCTCAGCCGACGCCTCCCGCGCCGAGGGTCTCAACCCGAGCACGGTAGTCTTTGACGAGGTGCACATCCAGCCTGACGACAGGCTTTGGAACACAATGAACCTCGGCTCTGGTACACGAAAGCAGCCGCTGATCGTGGGCATCACGACGGCTGGCAGCCGCACGGATAGCCGTGGGCAAGACACCGTATGCTTCAAACTCTGGCAATACGGGATGCGACTCAAGGCAGGCGAGATCGCCGACCCCTCCTTCTTCTTCCGTTGGCACGGCGCTCCTGACGGAGCCAATCACCTTGACCCGAAGGTCTGGGCCGAAGCCAACCCCGCCTTTGGCGACTTCCTTCATCCGTCTGACTTTGAGTCGGCGGTGTTGAGCATCCCAGAGGCAGAGTTCAGAACCAAAAGGATGAACCAGTGGGTCACGGCGGCAACCGGCTGGCTACCAGGCGGGGCTTGGGATCGGCTCGCAGGCGAGCGCCAGATGCAAGATGGCGAAGAGATCGTCATCGGCTTTGACGGCTCGTTCAGCGGAGACTGCACGGCGATGGTCGGCTGCACGAAGGATGGCTTCATCCAGCCACTCGCCCTCTGGGAGCGTCCAATGGACGACCCTCATTGGCAGGTGCCAATGGACGAGGTTGAAGCGCGAATGTACGACCTCTGCAAGAAATACCAAGTGCGCGAGATCAGCGCCGACCCGTACCGATGGGCAAGAACCCTGCAAAAGTGGGAGACCGACGGCTTGCCGGTGGTCATCTACCCGCAGAGTCCAGCCCGAATGGTGCCCGCCTGTGCCGCCTTCTACGAGGCGGTCACGCAGGAGACCGTGAGCCACAACGGAGACGCGGCGATGAGCCGCCACCTAGACAACTGCTCGGTCAAGATTGACCGCTTTGGCCCTCGTATCGTCAAGGAGCACCGAGGCTCCCCGCGAAAGATTGACCTCGCCGTGTGCGCGGTGATGGCGTATGATCGTGCCCGCTACCACGCACAAGCGCCAGCGGCACCTAAAGCAGCGGAGTTCATCACCCTATGAAATCAACCATCCTAGAGTTGTCGGGCATTGTCCTCGTCATCGCAGGTCTCTGGCTCATTGAGCCGCTGAGCCTGATCGCTGCCGCGGGTGCCGTCCTTGTCGCTCTCGGCTATACCTGGAGGGACTAAATGAGCATCCTGCGTCGCGTCTTCACCTCATCCGAGCAGCGATCATTGACGCTGCAAAACCTCACGCCGCTCGCCTTTGACAAGGTTCCCTTCCTCGGCAACCGTGAGGTTGACCAAAAGGCGGCGCTTGGACTCACGGCTGCCTATGCCAGCATCCGGCTGCTTGCCGATGTTGTCTCGTCCTTCCCGCTTGACGCCTACCGCCGCGACAACGGCATCCGACGACCGTACCGTCCAGCGGGCGCGAAGCCGTCGTGGATGCTCACGCCGATCCCTGACGAGCCGACCTACACGATCAACCAACTCATCAGCGAGATCGTGGTGTCTCTCTACACGGACGGCAACGCCTTCATCTACGCCCCACGCGACGAGCGCGGTGAGGTGCTGGAGGTGCGAGCCGTTGACCCGCGCCGCGTGGAGATCTACCGCGAAGGTCGCGAGATCAAATACAAGATCCATCAGGGGCATAATCAGCCGACAGCCATCTATGGTCAGGAGACAATCCTGCACATCCCGCTCATCGCGATGCCAGGCGAACTTCGCGGCATCAACCCGATCCATCAACTCCGTGTCTCACTCGCGCTCGGATTGACGCTTGAGGACTACGCGAGCAACTTCTTCCGTACCGGCAGCACGCCAACGGGCATCATTGAGGTGCCAACTGATCTAACGAAAGAGCAGGGCGAGCAACTGAAGGCGGGCTGGGCACGCCATCACAGCGGGCAGAACATCCACACGCCAGGCGTGCTCACAGGCGGCGCGACCTTCAAGGCGCTTACCTTCCGACCTGAGGACGCGCAACTCCTCGCCTCACGCCAGTTCACGGTTGAGGAGATCGCCCGTATCTTCCGCATTCCACCAAATCTCTTGCAGGTCACGACGCCAGGGGCGATGTCCTACAACAGCGTGGAGCAACAGAACCTCGCGTTCGTGCAATACACGCTGCGACCCCTCGTGGAGATGATTGAGCGACCGCTCAGCACGCTGATCCTCCTGCCAGACGCCTTCGTCAAGTTCTCAATGGACTCCATCCTGCGAGGCACGACGAAGGATCGCTACGACACCTACCGCGTCGGGCTGCAAGAAGTCTGGCTCAATGTCAACGACTCTC